CCATCGCACACGCAGCCGCAAGTAAGGGAAGGGGCTATGCAGATTTCCGAACTCATCCCGGATCCGGCCAACCGGCGCCGGCACAATCCGCGCAACCTCGCGATGGTCGTGGATGCCCTGAAAGACGTCGGCGCGGCCCGATCCATCGTCATCGACGAAGACAACGTCATCCTGGCAGGGAACGGAGTGACTGAGGCGGCGGTGACAGCTGGGTTTACCAGCGTTCGGGTAGTGGAGGCCGAGGGCGACGAGCTCATCGCGGTGCGTCGGGCGGGCCTGACGGGGGAGCAGAAACGGGCGCTGGCCATCTACGACAACCGGACGGCCGAGCTCGCCGAGTGGAATCCGGACCAACTCGCCGCCGACCAGGACGCCGGGCTTTCCCTGGATCCGTGGTTCTCGGCCGAGGAACTCGCCGAGGCCTTACAACGGACCCCGGACTTCAAGCCGGCGTCGGAAGACGAGCAAGGCCGATTGGACGAGAAAACACCGATTACCTGTCCGCAATGTGGTCATGCGTTCCACGCCTGATCTGCGGCTCGATTGGTGTAGTCACGAAGCGGCCAGCTATGCCGTCACCCACTGGCATTACAGCCGGACGATGCCGAAGTCGAAATTAGCGAAAATTGGCGCGTGGGAGCAGGGCGTATTCATCGGCGCCCTGATCTTCGGTGTTGGGGCGACGCCAGAACTGTGCAAACCGTACAGGCTGAAGTCGACAGAGGTATGCGAACTCGTGCGGATTGCCCTGAATAAACACCTCACCCCCGTCTCGCGGATGGTGTCGATCGCGTTGACGGTCTTGCATAAGGCGATGCCCGGCCTCCGGGTGGTCGTGTCCTTCGCCGATACCGCACACGGCCATCACGGGGGTATTTATCAAGCCGGCGGTTGGTTCTATCTCGGCGAGTCAGTCGGCCGGTACATCAAGACATTCGGCCGCGTTGAACATCCGAGGACCCTCGGATTAAGGTACGGCCGCGGCGGCCAATCGATTCCGTGGCTCCGATCGCATGTGGATCCACGCGCGGAGCAGATCGTCGCGGCGGTCAAATATCGGTACGTGATGCCACTCGATGCCGAGATGCGCGCCAAGTTGCTGCGGTTGGCCCAACCCTATCCCAAGCGCGGACGAAGCAGAGAGAACGCTGCGACGCTACCCAGCGTAGAGGGCGGTGTGAATCCGACCCGTCCGCTCCAGCCATGATGCGCGGGACGAAGCCGACGGCGACGGTGCTGAAGATTGCGCGCGGCAATCCGGGCAAGCGGCCGCTCAACCGCGCCGAGCCGCAGCCGGGCGCCTTGTCGGTGGTGTGTCCGAAGGAAATCCTCGACCCGATCGCGCGGAAAGAATGGCGCCGGGCGATTGTCCCAGCCATCGGCACCGGCCAGATCACCGCCGCCGATCGGGTGATGGCGATCGCGCACTGTGAGCTCTGGGCCACCTGGCGATCGCAACTGGCCGACGCGGCGCGGCACGCGCATGTCATTGCGGTCGGCGACAAGCACTATCCAACGCCGAATCCCGCGCGCGTGATGTCGAACAAGACCTTCCTGATTCTCGCGAAAGTCGACGCCGAGCTCGGCTTCACGCCGACCGCGCGCACGCGCGTCCATGCTGCCCCGGCCGCGGCGGCCGATGTCCAGAAGGAGCGGTTCTTTGGCGCAGGTCCTCGCGCGTCCACGGCGTAAGGGCGCGTCGTCGAAGGACGGCGGCTGGTGGGGCAAGGGGCCGCCGCCGACCTCCCGCTGGCCCGGCGTCACGATCGAGATTCCGGCGCGGTATGTCCCGTCGCGCCATCGCTGGGAATCCTTCAACGGCCAGTACTACTACGACAGCGACGAAGCCGACCGCGCGTGTGAGTTCTTTCCCGAGTTTCTGTCACACCACATCGGCGAGTTCGCCGGCCGGAAGTTCACGCTCCTCCCGTACCAATCGCTGCTCTTGACGAAGCCGATCTTCGGCTGGAAGAAGACGGCCGACGGCCTGCGGCGCTTCCGGAAAGTCTTTGCCTTCATTCCCAAGGGTGGCGGCAAGTCGCCCTGGGCCGCGGGCACGGGCCTGTATCTGATGCTCTGCGACCGCGAGCCGGCCGCGGAAATCTATGCGCTGGCGGTCGACCGGCAACAAGCGCGGGTCGTCCACACCAACGCGAAGGTGATGGTCGAAGACGCGCCGGCCCTCGCCGAGATGTGCGAAGTGTGGCGCGACGCCATCTATCACCCGGCCAGCCGCTCGACGTATCAGGTGCTCAGCGCGGACGCCGCCAGTAAGCACGGCTTCCGGCCGCACTGTGCGATTTTCGATGAGTTCCACGGCCAGCCCAATCGCGACTTGTACGAGGCGCTCAAGAAAAGCATGGTCAAGCGCCGCCAGCCGCTGCTGATTCTGATCACCCACGCCGGCACCGACGACGAGGGCATTGCCTTTGAGGAATACGATTACGCCAAGAAAGTCCTCTCTGGCACCGTCCCGGATCCGACGTGCCTGCCGGTGATTTTCGAGAAGCGCGACGACGAAGACTGGCAGGCGCCGACGACCTGGGGCCGGGTCAATCCGGCGCACGGTGTGCTGGTGAAGGCCGCCGCCATCGCGAGCGAAGCGGCCGAAGCCGCCGCCGAACCGCGCAAACTGAATGATTTTTTGAGGTTCCACTGCAATGTGTGGACGAATCAAGCGACGGCGTGGCTGCCGCTGGCGTGGTGGGACGCCGTCGGCGACGCGCTGCCGAGTGACGACGTCCTCCGCACCGCACCCGTCGCCGCCGGCCTCGACCTGGCGCAGAAGTACGACCTCGCGTGTCTGACCGTCGCCTTCCGCTTTCCCGTCGCGGAACCGCTGCCAGTCGCGCTCGCGGACGCCGAGGCGCCGGCGCCGAAGACGGTCAATCTGAATTACTCGATCGCGCTGGTGCCGTTCTTCTGGATCCCGAAGGACACCATGCACGAGCGCGAGCAGCGGGACGGCGTGCCGTATTCGCAGTGGGTGAAGGACGGCCTCGTGACGGCCACCGAAGGCGGCGTGATCGACTACTCGCGGATTTACCAGGACATCGTGACGAAGATTGTGCCGCGCTTCCCGCGCTTGAAGCAGTCGACGATCGGGTACGACCCGGCGTTTGCGACCGACCTGGCGACGCAACTGCGCGACCGCGCGGGCCTCAAAGTCGCCGAGGTCTTGCAGAACTATCCGCACCTCTCCGAGCCGGCGCAGGTCTTCGAGGCGCTGCTCAAAGCCGGCCGGGTGGCGCACGGCGGCCATCGGGTGCTGCGCCATCACGTCGAGAACGTGGCCATCAAGAGCGACGACGCCGGCCGGATCCGGCCGGTGAAGCCGAAGACCAGCGGGAAGCGGATTGACGGCGTGGTGGCGTCGATCATGGCGATCAAGATGCTGTCGATGAGCCTGGCGCCGGCGCCGAAGTACGACGTCTTCGTGTTCGGGGCGAAATGAGCGTCACCGCGAAGTCGATCACCTGGTTCGGCGCGGCAGAGACGCCGTCACGCGGCGGCCGGCCGCGCGTGGCGACGCCGGTCGAGGTCCAGGTATCTACGCGGCTCACGCCGGCCGACTACGATGCGCTCGTGGCCCGCGCCAATGCGCGCGGCTTGTCGGTCGCCGCCTTCGTCCGGACCGCCGTCCTCGTCCAGTTGCGCGCGCGCCCGCGGTAGGTTTTCGTCCTCATCAACCGGCCCCGGTCGGCGCCGGTTTTACGCTTCCAGTCCGTGGTCTATCGCGCCTACTCGGTGCTGGACGTCAAGGGGCTGGATCCCGAGCTCCGCAGTCTCGAGGGGGTCGCGACGACGCCGACGACCGACCGCATGGGCGACGTGGTCGAGTCCAAGGGCGCCACGTTTGCGAATCCCCTCCCACTTCTGCTGTTCCACGATGCGCGGCTCCCGGTCGGCACGGTCGCGCTGACCGCGGCGAGCGAGACGGGCATCGGCTTTCGCGCCACGCTGCCGACGATTCCCACGGCCGGCTCGCTTCGCACGCGGGTCGACGAAGCCTGGGATTCCATCAAGGCGGGCCTGATTCGCGGCGTCTCGATCGGCTTCCGCGCGCTCGACGGCGGCGTGGAAGTGCTGAAGTCCGGCGGCCTCCGCTTTACCAAAATCGAAATCCTCGAGCTGTCGCTTGTCGCGGTGCCGGCGAACGCCGACGCCCGCATCGAAAACATTCGGGCGATCGACGCCCAGTACCTCCAGAGGAGCACGAGCCCCATGGCGAATCAGACGACGCTTGAGCAGATTCAATCCTTCACCGCGATGCGGGCGGCGAAGGCCGACCGCATGAACGCCCTGATGACCGCCGCCGGCGCCGAGGGCCGTCACCTCGACGAGGCGGAATCGGCGGAGTACGACGCGGCCGAACAGGAG